AGTGTCGAGGTCGCGAACTGTAGGCAGAGCCAAATCCACACGCTCAATGATACTGTCAATTTCTTCAAGAGTAGTTGGGGCAGGGAAATCGTCCTCTACAGGATTCTCCGCCAAGTCTTGATCAGCAAGATTGAACAGTTCAACTAGTTTTTTTGTCATACGTTTATTTAACGTTTATCGACCAGTTGCAAAAAGTTGTTGTTCAGTAACTAGTCTAAAAACCAAATTGTTAGCAGAGCAAAATTTTTGCGCTGCTTGCCATTTGGCCATGTTAATAGCCAACATTATTTTGTCACGCTGACTGCGAGCACGTTCCATTACTGCTTCTTTTAATGGTTTAATTTCAATCACTTCGGTATGTTGATTTCCATTGCGATCTATATATGATACAAGAAAGTCCGGAACGTAGATAGTATTTTTCTTAGTAATGGGATTGTAGTATGGTATACGCAGTACTTCACTACCCCAATTAACAACATTGGGATTGTTGTCACAAAAATTCATAAACACCTGTTCCCAACTGCTTCTATATTTGATTGAGCCTTTTCCAATGACCTTGCTGGGATTTTTAGGAACAAATATGCCCTTGCTAGTAGCCATGCTATTTAAAAAATTATTTGTCTAGCAATGTATTTGTTTGGTACTTTGTATATCTTTGTTCCCAACAGCGATGTGCCAGTTCTAGCACTGTTAAGCAAAAATAATATAACGCTGGTTTGCTCAATATCGGGCATGAGTTTTAATTGTTCTAATGTTGATATAATATCGCGAGCTTGAAACGTGCAAGAATCAATAAACGCTGCTGCTAAATTTTCAGCTGCGGCACGGCCGTAGGCTTGTAATTCAAAATAGCCAATTACGGCATCGTATACATCGTCCGAAATAAATGTTTCAGGGGCATTCTGATTCTCAAAATAATTTTGAGTAGTTTCGTTGGCGGTTTGATCTTGGACTATGAGATTACTTGACACTATTGATCCTGCTTGTTACTTGATTGGGCTAGGGAAAATAGAGTTACTTAGCCCAGCTGCCCCTTGACTAATAGTATTTTGCAGTGCCGGCTGTAGAATTTTGTTCACCGTAGAATTGCCAATTTTAACATTCCGTAGTCGATTTTGAGCTTTGATAATAGAAGAATTAACAACACCTTGTCCAGCTCGTAATATACTGGCCCGTAAGCGACTGCCCAATGTTGATTGCTGCGGGGTGTTAGGCTTAACGTCCTTAAATCTTTTAAAAGGGTCAATTTCAAATTCTTTAGCTTGATCAAAACTATCAAGCATTGGTTCACGTGCGGGGTAATCCAATTCAAGACCATCTCTTATAAGCCCTTTAGAATCAGCATACTTTTGAGTCAACAAGCTGCGTTCTTTATCGTAATGTATGCCGCCAAAACCAAGAACACCGAAATCAAAAGTAGCTGGATCATCTTGCACATAACCAGATTCATATAGAACATATTCGTATCGCAACGACATGCTGTGCCCAATGAATTCATTTTGCCCTGCAGTATGAGTCCCATGAGTCCAAGAGTCAATAACAGGGTTAATCAGCGTGTACGAGCTAAAATTGCCCATACTTAAACTATAAATTTTTACTGCATTTAAATAGCTGATTTGATCTCTAGGCTGGTACCCATAATATGGACTTTTAAATGCATATCTATTTTTACTCATTTGTTCAGCACTAACTCCTAGATTATAGGAATCACTATAATAGTAGGTCATATAGTCTTCCCAGAAATCCCTAACCACGTTGGCGCTGTCGTCGTGGAAGTCAATTTTTACCGGATTATATTTAATACCGGTTTGAATATTGATGTGTTGGTTGTATGCGTTTAAGGATTTAGTTTCTATATCAAACTTTGGTAACTCAACACTTTTTACCAACATCCCCACTTCCTTAGTCGTATCGCCGGCGGGTTTGTACATGGTTTTTTCGCCAGAATTAATGGAAAAATATACATGATAAAGAAAACTGTATTTGGGGCTGAGTCGATTTTGATTCGCTCCAAATAAACGCTCGCCATGAAAAAAATCTTTGACTTTTTTATTAGGATAATTACTAGGAAAACTTGGCATTTAAAACTCGTTAGGCAACAGTTGCTCCTAGCGAGAATCTTGCAAATGATTGTCCAACACCGCTGTCCACTGGAGTTTGTACTGCATTATCGAATTGAATAGTTAGAGCGATTTGTGCAGGATCACTGCTGCCGTAGTTGATTTCACCATAATTGACCTGACTTAAGAAGCAACCATACAATTCCCATGTTTCAAGAACCGCCGGCGCTCCTGCTCCGTTACCACCATCGGTCATTTCGCAACGTGTGATAAACTTGTAGTCAATGCCAGAAATAGCACTGGCTTGCTCTAAGAAGTCAAATTGCTTTTGAATTTGTTCGCCAACCAATTTAGAAACGTTGCCTAGTGCATCGTCACGAATATTAACCGACACAGTTTCCCAATTGGGTTTACCTGCATAGTGCACTTGACTGTTGTAAACTTCAATTGTTTGAGGATTAAAATTAACAGTTGGGCGAGTAAAATCTACAACCTGTTTAGTTAATTCAGTAACAGTTGTACCAAGCCCAAAATTTTCAAAACTGACTCGAAACCGATATTTGAGCTTGGGCATTAACAAGCCTTGAGTATTGAGGCTCTGCCCACCTGCCAACGGTACGGTAAATTTAGTTAATGATGCGATCGACATGTTTTATCTCCTAACCCGTTAAATTAAAAATTGCTAGAAATGCTACCAGTGCTCTTGATACGCAGTGGAATGTAAATAAATTCTACTGCTTTGACTGGCTCAATAGCGATATCGAGATACAACTCGTTACGATCAATACGAACCGGTGTGTTATTGGATGTATCACAAACAACTAAGAAGTCATATAGCGCACGCTTGGCTGTTAAGTCGTTAAGCAATTTCTCAACTGACTGTTTAAGTTGATCGCGAGTTATTTTATCATTGGGTTCAAAAATGTAAGGTCTTGCCAATTGATCAACTCGAGCACGAATATATGCAACTAATCTTGACACATTGATTCTGTCAAATGCCGATGTTGTTGCACTGCGAGTTTTTTGCCCATACACAGTAATGCCAGTACCTGATAAAAAGGTAATTGGATTAATTTTAGTTTCGTACATTGTATCACGCATGCCTGTACTCATACCAAATGTAGTAAATTCGCCAGTGGTAGTATTTACATACCCCAGTCCTGACGCATTATCTACTAGACCACGTTGCGTTCCAGCTGGAGCAAACCACGGATAGCTTATAGTATCACTGTGAACAATAGTACGAAGCGCCATATGACTTGGCGGAACAGCAATAGTGTTTCCTGTAAGATCATTAAACAAGCCCGATGGATAGTAAACAGCCAAATAGTTGTCTGACACTGTAATAGCTTCATCGAACGCTGTTCCCTTAGATCTGCCTTCGCTCCAACTTATTAGTTCAGTGCCCATTGGTGCTAGGCGCATTGGAGTATCGCCAATCACAAACGCAGTGTTTTTGCGATCATTGTTCAGTGAAACCATGTTGGGAATCAATTCTGGATATCCCGGGCAAGCAATCAGCGTAAACTCACGCTGCTCTTCACGAATCTCAGTACTGGTGTCAATCGCAGCCTTTAGTGCTTTAACAACTACTGCACGAACAGCACGATGTCCCATGTAGGGACTGCCGTCAATGCGATTGCCTGCTGCATTTACCCATGTACTGGATCTCAATTGTACCCATGCAGAATTAACTGTTGGATCTACGTTTGGCGTTACCCCATCGTAAGCAATGACAGAACTGGCCTGATAAATGTTGCCATTAGTGAATACTACACGATCCCCTGCAGCATATGTTTTTGTCGAGCTCCAATTGTCAAATGCAAAATCAACTGAATTAAAATAGTTGCTTTGGTATTGTTTAACACTATATCCACTTCTGCGAGTATTAAACAACAGTGTTCCGCGTGGGTACGCTGACGAATCTGGAGCATCAGGATCCAAATAATCACTGTTCAATAGTGTTTTTGTTGTTACCAAATCGCCGTTGACTGTGTCAGACGTGCCATCTGTATCCCAACGAGCGTCAGCAAATACGATTCCAGACTCATTGATTTGATCGCTGTTGTCAATTTGAACCCAACGATTAACACCTTTAACTGTTTCCCAACGGTGGAGTTTAGGATAGTTTTCCAAATCACTAGAATCTAACCATAGATCCCCTAATTTTACTGGAGTAAATCCATCACTTTGATAAATGGGCTTGGATGCAGAAACGAGAACACCATTAGGATCAGTCGCATTTAATGCATGACCGCGAGCATCGCTGGATACATTCCTGTAGCCCTTCCATGCAGTTTTCCCCGGCGACCCGTCATGAATCATAATATCAACGTCAGTGTAGACATTGTGATACCAATATGTTTCATCTTCAGGATCTAAACTGGGCTTAACACTTTTAACAACTAGATTATTTAAATCCGACAATGCGGACCAATTACTGGCCACTAATGCTCCATTAATGCTGGCTCTAAACGGACTCAGCTGTACAGCAGTTGATGCTGCAATTCCCAACTTCGCCAGTACAGGCGTTAAAGGACTATCGGTGAGTACAATAACTCCGCCCAAAGTATGTGTCAAACTCAGTTCACCTGCCGCAGTTTTTGTAGCCAACAAATTAGGAATCCCAGCCGAGTTGATTGCCAACACTACCCCATCAACAGTGTTGTTTGGCACTGCATCTACTGTTATAGTAACTGGTGTAGATGGGACCAACTGTGTATTACCAGGAGCACTAACTTGAATCTCAAAACTTGACCCAACTGTTAGTGCTGCTGTCACTGGTGTACCAATTGCCACAGTAGGCCATGTGGTATTTCTACGATAAAATTTAAAACTCAATGTACCGTCAGCATCAGCATTGTACTGTGTATAAATTGAGCCTTTTGCGATTAATTTTCCGCCACTGGTGTCTAATCCAGCAATGGCACTTTGGTCGTCAGCGTATAACGGAGTCGAAATTGATCTAAACAAATCCAACGAGAGATTATATTGACTTAGCACAAAATTAGCACCAAGATTAACAGCGTTGGTTTTGACCCAAAGACTGCCACTGGGGCGACGGGTAGCTGTGTCACTAGATCTCCATTCTGGAACAGACGTATGCTTGGAGAACTGTGTTGTTGGACGATTGTAAGTTCCGGCTGTTAGGCCAATATCACCTAGGCTAAGTGTACTACTTATTGTACCAATGTCAATATCTAATAGCCCATCTGCGACGCCAGATCCGGTCGATTCTGAATCACTAGACGCGTAAATTTCCAAAAAACCATTCACTGCCGCCGCAGTAACTCCCACAATACTAGCGGTATTAATTGCTGTAGCCAAATCTGCGACTGTATTTGTAGGATTAGTCAATACCACAGGGAAACCGTTAATTGTAATGTTTCCATCAAGTAAAGTAGGATTGAATATATTGCTAACTACAGTTGGTACAGCAGTACACCACGAGTCAGGGCCATCAGACCCAGCTATTACCCAAGTATTCTTACGTGTTTTATAATATACCTTGGGATCATATTTTTCAGTAACAACAACCGCATAGTCTCCAGCCGAGCCATAAGTATTGTCTGGTATTCCAGTAGTTGATTCTGTAATCACTTTTGGAGTCACTGATTCAAAAATTTGTTTAGCAGCATCCCAAGAAAAAATGCCCCATTGAGTAGCTGCAGTATCTAACCAATAAATTCCATCAGTGGGCTTCCCGACCGGACGGACTGCAGTACTTTTCAGTTGTTTTAAATCAATATCGGCTCGTACAGTTAGTACTCGATTGCTTACCCCTAATAGGCTGTATGCAGCCATTAGTCCATATTCGTTGCGCTCTCCGCCATGTACCGGTGTGTTTGAACTGGTACGCTCAAAAAACGGTGCTCCGTACAGGGTAGCCAATTCGCGTTGACTGCCAACAATGGCCAATTTACCTGCGTTGGTTTTAGTAGTACCAGCAGCGATGCCGGTGTCACTAATATCGCGTTTGTCCTGTTCGGTAGCCATAACAATCAGCGGTACTGTACCAATTGATGTTGAAGCATACGCGCTTTCATTAAAGACTTGAATTTCTACGCCTGGGCTAACTAATGCCATTTTGTAAATCCTTATTTAAAAAGTATTTTAAATATTTATGGACAAATATTAAAATCGCCCATTTAGTGGACCTTTTTGTGAGCCTTTGAATGTAAATACTTAATAAGTAAAGGACCTTTTTTGACAACTACAAAACCACTATGCCAGGAATGCGGGGTTAAACCTGCTCAGGTCAATTACAAAAAGAATGGACGTACCTATTATAGGTCAAAATGCCATGGGTGCAGTCACGGCCGTAAAAAATCTACTGATTTAGTACTAGGGTATAGGAAGAAACCGCAATGCGAACGATGCGGGTTCAAGCCCAAAGTACCTGAACAATTGCGGTTACATCATGCCGATCACAATCAGCAAAATAATAATTTTAAAAATTTAAGAACGGTGTGTTGTAATTGTGCTACAGAACTAGATACTCTCAAATTACCGTGGACCACAGGCGACCTACTTCCAGACTTTTATTTGTGCTTCAATACGATCATAGAGATCATTGACTGTGCCACTGTTGACAATTTCAGCGTCAAACTGTTGCGACACCCAGGCATATTCACTTTCATGAACTGAGGGATAAAGATCCTCCATACCTTGCTTGAGAGCATATGACGGAAATCCTCGAGCTACATCATACCAAGCAGGTTTTTGCACTGGACTGATCAATAAGAATCTGGCACCTAAACTGCGTAGTGCAGACATTTCATTAGGGAATCTCACATCTGTTACAACAACGCTGTATCCGTGTTCTTGCAATTCTGCAATTTTACTTTCTACACTCAGTATCCAAATTGAATCACTAAAATGTTGCCTAAACACATCTGTGCCGATATGCTGTAGGGCATAACGTGGGGTGAAGTTTTCGATCCCTAATCGCCGGCCCCACCACTGGTCTATGGTTTCCCTAAATATGCGGGATTCGTCAGTGTCACCTTCTAACAAATGTCTCGGCCATCTAAAGATATTGCCAACAGTATCTTTTAGTGCATCAGCAAATGCTAATTGAGTGAAGCCGTGTGATCGTTTTAAGTAGTGGGCTGCAGTGTTTTTGCCCGAGCCGATAAGGCCAGAAAGTCCAATAATCAATTAATCCTCTATACAATTTAATCAGCATTTTTAGTAGATTCGCCGTCAAATCTTGACCATTTGCCAATGGGGCAAGAAGCACTGGCTATGTTAGATTTAGCAGGCATAAAACACCCGCATTGCTTACATAGTTTAACGGTATCATTGAATTCATCACAACTTTTACAAATTTCATAACGCTCACGAGCAACATCAGATGGTACTAACATAATATCCTTTATCCTATAACTAGCCCCATGGGCTGACTTCCGTCTACGTATTTCTTGAGTTCTTCCTCAAGTCGTTCCATTTCTTCTTTGGCTTCAGCTTTTAAGGACGCACCATTTAGTGTAGTTCCGCCACCTGGTCCAGCAATAGTGCCAAATTTCTCTCTTGCTTGACCAATGATGTCCTTAGAAACCGCTAGCGAGTAGTCTTGAATCCAAGGCTGAATTAAGTAATCACTCAACAGTGTAATGTCGGGCTTGTAATTGAAAGTCCACAGAATAACTTCCTCCCCGCCAGCTGGGAATTTCCTAACCAATGACACGGTTTTAGTAACTTGATTCCATGTGAAATTAATATATCCGCCAAACATACGCATAGACAGTTCTTGGTACTGTGTAAAAATGTCATAGCTGGCCAATCCCCCGACACGCCCTGCCACTAACATGTAAGTATTCATATAGCCACTAGCAAATGGTTCAAATTGACTAGCACTTGTTCCAGTCACTGATCCAATACCTCGTCTAAGCACTTGTTTGACTGTGATCACTTCCTGTGGTAGAACATAGTCGCTTTGCTCCTTATTGATGGCCAACACAAGATAACTTTCCTCTACGCTGTTTTGTGCACGTTGGCGATAACGCTGTAGTGCACGATTAATAGCGGTGTCCACGTGTTTTTTGTCTAGTTCAACGTCAACAATACCCGAACCCAGTCGGTCAAACACATAGTCGGCAATATTATCCCGTAATTTATCAGCTGCGGAACTCATGTAGATTATCCTTTTGGATATTTACCGTATCACAACACTTTAAGCAACACGGTATCTTCGTTGAGCCTACCTGTCAACTTGGACTCTGTGGACTTGATTGTGCTTAAAAACTTTTTAAGGGCTGGCTTGGTCGCTTTGAAAAAGTCTCTCAACGCATCTGCAGGTTTCCTTACAGTTTTATTGACGCTGGCAGCTTCATCAAATCCCACTACGCTGGTGCCTTTGATTGATAGTGGCCCTTGTAGGGAATCGGCTACATACACACCCAATTTACGAGTACGAGTATTAAACACCCAAAGCTGATCAGCACCTACAATGTCAGCTGGATTGATTGAAGTCAACTTGAGAGCCGCATCCTGCTTCATGTACTTGACACGAGCAACTAATTTTTCCTTGCTAGGTGCGCGTTTAACACGCGGCTTGCGAACCACTGTTTTATGTTGCTGGTATTTTTCAATGTCAGCAAACAGTGCTGTGTAAAATGCAATATAGCGTTTGAAACGCGCCCGGGTCCATTTGCGATAACCTTCTTTGAGCTGCTCGTCCTCGCCTGAGGCTGCTGCCGAAATTTCTTCAAAATGTGGCTGGAAAAACTTGCTGACAGCAACAACAGCACCCTGCGTCACAGCCTTTTCGTGAAAGTACCCATAAGCGTCAAATGTCACCGCATCCGACTCCAATTGGTCTTCAAAACTTTCAACATGTGCAATGTGCCCTTCAGCAATTTCGCGCAATCGATCTTGAATTGTAGGCTGTTTTGCCGCTGCTCGAGGCTTTTCTTTTTCAGTTTCGGCTACAGCAGTGCCCAATGCCGCACGATTAACAATGCTCAGCACAGTATTTTTAATGTGATCACGAAAACGATCACGCATGGGCATACCCTTCCTATGGGCCCGAACCAAGGCCGCTACAGTAATCGGCGTCAAACTGTCGGGCGATTTCAAATAGGCACGTAGGGTGTCGGCATCGACCAAATTGCTACCAGCTAACCAACTGTTGAATTCGGGTCGCAGTTCACGGTTACTGTAAAAGTAATTGTAATAACGAAAACTGTTACGAAGTCGTACGTCAAATTCAGCATCGGTCAGTTCCATTGCTGCCGCAGTGTCCCACACAGGCTCAGGACCAAAATATTTTTCATCAAGGAACAAGGGATTACGTGGAGCACGGGTCTTTGTACGAGCGGACTTTTCAACTTTGATACGAGCCACAGCAACCTCCAAATTGTCAACTTCCATGTAGTATAACAGTATTTAATTGGCGTGTCAACCGGTAGTGTCAAACCATAAATATCTAAAAGGATCAGTATGCCTAGACTGTCTATGTGGAAAAATGGTAAACATTCCAATGATTACCGTTTTTTTGATCGAATCATTAACGAACAGTTCACCGTTGGCGGAACGGGCATCAACATCCATTTGTATCTCGGACCTGCTAAACAAACCGATAGCACAGATTCAACGGTTCCCGATTATGTCAATCCCACAGCCAAAAATATCCAAGACCTACTGTTTTTAGAAAATCGAGATCGAACCTACAGCACCGATGTGTATAATTTACGCGGGCATTATCAAGTCAGCGATAATGACTTTGATTTAAGTCAGTTTGGAATACAATTAGCCAACGACACATTGTTTATTGTGTTTCATTTGAATACCATGGTAGAATATCTTGGGCGTAGATTAATGGTCGGCGATGTACTGGAATTGGAACATTTAAAGGATTATTATCCACTGGATCTAGATGCAGTGCCCGAAGCCTTAAGAAAATATTATGTTATTAAAGATGTAAGTCGCGGAGCCGAAGGATTTAGTCAAACTTGGTGGCCACACCTGTGGCGAGTTAAATGCGAGCCCTTAGTAGACAGCCAGGAGTACAAAGACATTATTAAAACTGGTGTTGGAGTAAGTGCTATATATGATGCATTTATTGGAATCAACGATGCAATTATTGCCCAATCAGAAAAGGACGTTCCGTTGAGCGGATACGACACCAATTCTCTTTATACCGTACCTGTCGAAACCAACGGCAAACCGGGACAACCTAACGAGTTGACTGCAGATGACACTGTAAATACCGATGATCCTTTTTTACCCACAGCTGATACCCAAGTTCTCAGCCCGGACTCTTCTATCACTGGATATTTAACTGGTGATGGGCTAGCACCCAATGGTCTTCCGGTAACGCAAGGAATTGAATTCCCCAATGCCCCGTTATTGGGAGATTATTGCTTGCGTGTAGATTATCAACCCAATCGACTTTTCAGATGGGACGGACGAGCCTGGCGCAAAATTGAGGATTCTGTACGCACTAGCTATACTCCAGGGACCGCTAATGAAAATCTTAAGAGTGGGTTCTTTAACAATAACAAATTGGTCACCAATGGCGATGGTACTATTATCAATAGTCGTCAAGGACTTAGTAAAGCCTTGCGTCCCACAGAAGATTAATATATGGCACAAACATTTTTTTACGATCAACAAATACGCAGATTTATACTGCAATTTATTCGCATAATGAGCAACTTTGAGGTAGAAACTGGATTAAATTCTGCCGGCAACAGTGCGCTGATTCGCATACCTGTAGTATATGGCGACCCTACACGGCAAGCAGCACAAATACTTGGTAATAATAGCGAAACTGCTTTGCCACCAGTGCCCATTATGGCAGCATCAATCAGTGAATTAAAATACGATCGCCCTAGAGTGCAGGAGCCCAATTTTGTAAGTAAGATGTCTATTCAAGAACGCAAAGTTGATCCAGAGTCTGGACGGTTAAAAAATGTTCGAGGAAACAGCTTTACTATTGAACGTCTTATGCCGGTGCCGTATAAGTTGACAATTAAATTAGATATTTGGACTAGCAATACTGAACAAAAACTGCAAATATTAGAACAAATACTAGCACTATATAATCCAGCATTGGAAATACAAAATACCGACAACTATGTTGATTGGTCCAGTTTGAGTTACGTAGAGCTAATTGATACCACATGGAGTAGCAGATCAATACCGGTAGGAACAGAAAATCCCATTGACATCGCTACTTTGACGTTTGAAATCCCAATTTGGATTAGTGCCCCTGTTAAGGTTAAAAAGTTGGGCATTATTGAACGTATTATTGCCAGCATTTACGACACCCAAGAAGAGCTTGATGCCGCAATACTGGCTGGAAAATTACTAAACGGACAACGACAATATATTACTCCGCTTAATTATTCAATAATACTGTTGTCTGGTCGAGTTCAGGTAATTTCTATACCCAACAGTACCATATTGACTGATTCGGTTGCAGTCAATACCGCAGGCAACGGCGGTGGCGAATTACAAGATTGGCCTCGAGTAATTAATGTATTTGGGCAATTACGCAATGGCATCAGTGAACTGCATCTTAGCCACAGTGACGGTAGGCCAGATATTGTAGGCACAATATCAGAAAACCCACTAGACCCAACAGAACTGTTGTTTACTATTGACGGCGATACTATACCAGTTAACACAATATTTCCAATTGATGCTATCATAAACCCAACAAAGTCGTTCCCAGGTACAAAACTAGGCCCACCAACCATTGGCCAGCGTTATTTATTATTAGACAGTATTAATGGTGCATCGGCCTGGGGAGTGAGTTTTTCTGCTCGAGGCAATGACATCATTGAATACGACGGAACCAAATGGACTGTGAGTTTTGATTCAGCTGCTATCCTAGGCCCCGACTATGTTACTAATATCAATACCGGTATACAGTATAAGTGGGAAAGTGGCACTTGGGTCAAAAGCTACGATGGCGAGTATCCTGCTGGGCGTTGGCATTTGGTGCTGTAATGGAATTAGAACGGTTGACCGGGTGTGGCGCACTGGTACATGCAAAAACTACCGGAAGATATCTTTGGTTACAGCGAGTCAACAGCAGTTATAGTGGAACCTGGGGAATTGTGGGCGGTAAAGCCGAGCACAACGAAAGTCCAGTACAAGCACTGGCACGTGAATATCAAGAAGAGCTAGGTGTCAAATTCGATCCTGTTCGATTAATACCTATTGAACAGTACACTGCGGCAGATCGACGGTTTGTGTACCACACTTTTTACATGCTGGTTGAAGCTGAATTTGCTCCCATGCTGAATGATGAACATTCAGGCTACTGTTGGACTCGATTAGAGTCGCGTCCAACACCACTGCACCCCGGAGTATGGCGTATTTTTGAATATGATGTGATCAAAAACAAATTACAGCAATTGGAAATTCAACCTGCCCGCACAAAATAGTAATCGCCATCTGGGCCATTATCGCTAAACAATCCACGACACTCAAACCCTTTAGTGGCCATGTACTCAATCACAGTGTCACGCAATGGTGCACCTTTGTTATACTCAACCACTTGCAGTTCTAGGATCACATGGTTACAACGACTTAAACAATATTCAGCACCGCGCAGTATGTCTAATTCGGCCCCTTGTGTGTCGATCTTGATGAGATCAGGCAAGGGAAAATTACCACCGAGAACGACCGAATCTAATGTTTCGGTGCGTAAGCATCGACGATGCTGCTCGTTGAAAACCAACGGTGCCTCAGCATTTATGTCTACATTTTCTAAATAATAGCTGTTTCCCCCGGGATAGTCATCATTTTGATAAAAGTTTACTACTCGCTCACTATCACTTAGCACGCCAATATGATATTTTAAATTTTGCTCTTGATATAAAAATTCAACACTGTCCATAGCATCAAACACACAGTAGTCAGCTTGTGGCCAAATACGACGTGCTTCATTGGTCCAATGTAGAACACAGGCACCAATGTCGTATATTACCTTGGGAGCAACGCCTGCATCACGTAGTCCAATTAAAAAATTCACATGTGGTTGAGGCATTAGTCTCTGATTTCCCAACTCAATCAGATGATCCTTGACGGATCGCTCTGGCAACCGTGCAGGTATAAGTGGCTCAATAGTATCATCAATTACAAATTCCCCCATGCCAATGTGTCGGCATTTAATACTGGTGTCGACCCAGATTCTAAACCCACACTCTCTAGCACGCTGGCAAAAGAACACATCCTCGCTGACAGTATCATTATGACTAAGGGCACTGTGGTATTTAAACTGTGGGTAGCCAATAGTTGTGAATACTGCTCGTTTAATCAGTATACAACCAAATCCGGCGCCGGCAATTTCTACTAGTCCACGATCCTTAAGTGTTGCATAATCTGCATTAACAAAACCACCGTGGGCATTTTGCTCGTAGATTTCTAGAATGTGCTGTCCGGGTTTGCGTTGAATATACAAGCCGGTAACAGCATCGCAATCATGGCTCAATAATTTCACTAGTGTGTCAGGCTCAAAAGCAATGTCACTGTCTACACTAAACAAATAGTCATACCCCTTAACTACCCAATCAGCAATCAAGTTACGTATTTGATCAATTTGGTAACCGAAAAAATATTGAAACGATACAGTGTACCCTGGGGGCACAATTAAATCGTAAATGCTTTTAAAGGTCTCAACTTCAATGTATTTGGCTGTGGGAATAGCAATTAATATGCTTTTTGTTACTGCGGGCACTGGCGAATTTTTAGTAGCGAAATTTGTGGGTTTTTGAGTCATATTGTTCCCGATTTCAGTGTAAATGATGTCTTCCCGCTCTAAAAAACCCTCGGTAATTGTGGGATCGGATGTAGTAATTGCAAACGGTGTCGAAAACAGTAAATTAGTGATCAGATAGTTGGTGCGTCCGTGCCTCAACTGCCAATCAAATATGTAGTTGTCGCCATAATAAATTTTAAGTTCCGCAGGAATAACAGCCCAATTTCTACGGTGTAAGAACATGAGACAACCAAACCCATGGATGATCTGCCCAACCCAAGGAATGATGTCAATAGCGCCATCGGTCACCGGTGGATGGTCAAACAAGGGATCACCCGGACATAGACCAAACACACCGGCAGTGGGTGTGATGAGATCTGCTAGCCGATCAAACAGTCGGAGATCAAAACTTATATCATCGTTGACAATACAAATACGGCTGTACCGCGCTACTTCAACTCCAAGATTCCATGCTGGATTGACGTAGATATTTTTTCCAGGCACAAAGCGTTTGATTTTGGGATGATCTTGGAAATCATCAGGTTCAGCATCGTTATCATTGTCAATGATGATGATTTCGCCAACCAACTCGTAGTTACATAGTTCAGCTAAAAATTTAGTAAACTGTTCAGCAGCACGCCACATGGTAGGCACTACTACTGAGTAACGAGGAAGCTGCTTGCGAGTTAATATTTCGTTGGCATTGCGTGTTTGTTCGTCCCCATTTACTTTGTAATCGTTAATGGGGTTAGTATCGTTGTAGAGGTAAGCGATATTGGTTAAGCAACGAACAGCTTCAGGTCGTGCTTGCTCAATTAAACTGTAGAATAATGCCCCATCGCCACCTGCACGATACCATTGCCCCTGACTGTCTTGAAAGTCACTGTCGGGTACTGACTGTATTAGTCGCTGTACAAAAGTTCGCAGGTGTGTGTAGGGCATGTTCCAGTTAAATCTATGATCTCGATAAGTACCAGCCTTCTTTACTGCTTCGGGATAAGGTTGACTGATCAAGGGAATGTTGTCTACCATGCTCCAGCAGCTACCGTAGGTGAATTCTGCGCCAGTGGCATATTCAGCGTTGTAGCGAACAAATATAGTATTGTCGGCTGCTAGTGCATCGTCGCCGTCAACCAACATGATAACAGCTTGCGGGTTGTCTACCGCACGAATGGCACGCACTTGGTTATATACTGCACCTTGATTAGTACTGTTGACCACATATTCAAAATGTGTTGCAATGTCTTGCGGTAGTGCAGCTAGTGCACGACGCACCACAGCGTCACTCGCATCGGTGCTAGCGTCATTGATCAACACGCATCGATAATTGTCATAGTCTTGTGCAGCAATGCTGTCGATACATTGTTCAATGTAGTTGGCTGCATTGTAAAATGGCACAACAACCACGATCTCGCGTTCAATGCCCTCACGGTGCGGTTCTATCTCTACACGATTATGTGTTCTACGACCCCATACTTCGTGAACAGCTCGATTAATGCGACTTACTGATCTATATGCTGCACGTGGCAAATACTCACCAAGTTGATAGTAAAAATGTTGTCGCCATTGTTCTGCCACTGTGTCCCAACTGGCCCACGGCTTGACTGCGTTACAGTAGTACTGCCGTTGTTGGTGTAGGTAAGTGTCTCGAGCTGCTTGCACAGTCATGGCCACAAAACGGTCAACTTGCTGATCTGTATTGATGTTGGGGTACAAACTGTTGGGCTCAATGGGATAGTCAATCTTGTAGCAGGCCAAGTCCACAGCAGTTTCTTCCATGGCACCAAATCTGCAGGTCAACACTGGGGTGTTGTACAGCAAACTTTCCAATGTACTGATGCCAAAAGTTTCTGGGAAACTGGTGGGATAAATCATGAAGTTGGCCTGTGCCAACAGTTGGGCAATTTCTGACTGCGGGATAACGCCAGTAAACTCGATATCAAGTTCTTTGTATCGAGGATCGTTGACCATGCCGCGCCAAGTCAGTTCCTGTGCGTCGGGTTCTGCTGCAGCACCAAACCTGTAGTATCCGCCAATAACAATTAATCTAGCCGCAGGCAACTGCTGTTTGACACGCGGCCAAACACGATCTACTAAAGGGATCATACCTTTGGTCACCGATGCATTATAAATATAGAGATTGGGATCTTTAGCTGCTAAATCAACTTGATCGATATGACCACGAGCGCCATTGCGTGTTACAAAGATCTTATGCTTGAGAACTTCGTACATGCGTCTATTACCATGTGCACAAGTGGTAATATAACTAGTATGCCAATCGCTTAGTGTGAATATGTCAGTGATGCGATTGTCCACTGCCAGTGATTCAAGTAGATCATCACCCAGGCAAAATGTGTCGTGCATCCACAATACTCGCATTGAAGCTTGGCTAAGTATTCGCTCATAAAGATGCATCTCAGCATAGACCCGAGCACGAGAATCCGGTGAATTGGAAAGATCATGCTTGAACAAAAATGGAATCACTGTCCTTGAACTGACTACAATGTCAAATCGATGATCTAATGCTAGATCCCCTAATGGTCTATATCGAACGAGTTTATAAATACCCGGGTTTGCCCCGTCGATATCGCAGTTGTTAAACACAGTAACATCAAACCCTAGCTGGGCTAGGCTTTCGCCCATGTAAGTTACTGCACTTTCGCTACCGCCTAGTCCCTGGCGATAAACAGTGGTACCATCATAAGGCAAGCCTATGATGTCAATTATGGCAATGGTTATATTCATGATTTAAATAAAATTATATGTGTATTTAATGAGCAGTACTACCGCCGATATAATTTTATTGCAGTGTATCGGGCAATACACTGCGTGAATTTGGTATTGTTGTTACACTAGAGGAATAAATCCCAGACTTGTTCCGTCAAAATCCTCATCGCACACAATGTAGGTTTTATCGGTAAGGATGGTTGCATGTGGGAAACTGAATAAACTGCGTGTTTCTTCAGGTGAGAGTAGTTGTTCGTTAACGTAGAACTTTTTGTTAGTTCCATAAAGCATCGCTAATTCTTGATGAGTCATTTTTGTTTCCTTTTAAACATAACCAGTTCCTGTCCATGTTGCTCGCGCAACTCGTACATTAGTAAGTGGACTAAATGTTGGATCAACGGTATTAAAGCTGGTGTCAACATAAACAGTGTTGCCGGTACCATAGTTAACATTATACAGCAAAGTAGATCCATTGTAATGTTTTATGGTACCGTCGGTTCCATAAACTATATAGAATTTAGCACTAGGACTCCAAGCAGTAGCAAAATGTACTTGTGCGCTATTATGATATACTGAATAAGAGTCAGTCCTATAAGGGAAAGCTGCATAGTCTAGTGTATCATAACTAGCATTGGAAGTGGGATCCGTATTAAATCCAATCATGGTATAGCTTAAGAAATTATCATAATTTGCGGCTGCTTTGTTAAATTCCAACGTACACGGGGCTGTGAATGAATTAGTAGTGTAGGCCTGTGAGTCCCAAGCACTACCGCCCGATGTTTTGAACATATCAACACTGGTAGTGCCGTTGTTGGTTACAGTAACGTTGCTAGATGAAACAAAATTTAATGAGGCATAACTAACGCCAGTAGGAGGAATTTTAAAAACAACCAATACCGACCCAGCAAAATCGGGATTCCCTGCCGCTAGTCGAAACCTATTAGTACTGTCGCCAGCAATGGTGAGATTACCAGTGGTCAAAATACCTTTACCAAATGACGGATTGATGAATCCACTACCCCCACCACCCCCGCCCATGGTATTGCCCTCAGTGTATCCACCAGCTGACCCGCCCCAGTACCCGCCACCGCCAGCACCGCCATAAGCATTGGTTCGAGGGCTTCCGCCCTGGAGCGCGCCTTGAAACCCCAGTGTGTTGGCCGAATCAGAACTGGCGTCAGCACCGGCAGATGATTGTGATCCACCTTGGCCAGCATATGCAGTTTTACCATCATAAGGTGCTACCCCGTTTTGACCGGTTTCGCCTCCCCCGGCGCCGCCCACATTACCCCCACCAGCCCGACTACTGCCACCTCCACCACCTCCACCAGCAATAACAACAGCCGATGATTGCAAATTTGGATTGGTTGTGAACACCCCGCTATATCCGCCACCGCCGCCCCCGTAGCGATTGTCAACACCGTTTCTGCTGGCAATTCCGCCACCGCCCGTAGCACTAGTGGTGCTAGCATATACTCCCTGACCACCGGCTGTGACATGGTAAGTGCCTGCTGATAATTGAGCAGACATATAAGCAGCACCACCAGCGCCGGGACTTGCACCATAATTCCAACCACCTGAGCCGCCCCCGCCGCCCCCGCCGCCCCAAGAATAAATTTCTGCCTGGCCGCCAACGGTTACAACAAAACTACCAGTGATTCCACCAGGAGCATTGAACGAATATACACCGTATTCAACACCATTAATAAGGGATATACTGTATCGTCCGTTAGTCACTGATCCAATAGACGCCGGAGCAGCAGCCCCGCCCATAACAACACTGTTGAGATTGAACCGAGTTTTACCCAACATGATTAAAACTTAGTGGTTGCCCCAAGTATGGTATAACCCACCCTGGTTCTTATGATTTGAAAACTGTAGTAGTCTATGGACAGTGCGTTGCCGGTAGGAGCACTGCCGCCAGCCCAACGCAGTGACACATTGGTGCTGCTGTTATCAATAGTAGCTGTAGAGATAGGTAATGCCAACGCACTATTGGTTAACAATATGGTATAGAATATGGCATTGTTTACGGGCAACTGGCCACCCAGCAAAAAATTAACAGTCATACTGAACTGTGTAGCGTCTGTATAGTACGTGGCTGATTGAGCAAACGGTATGTCCAGTTGTTGTGGCGGGCGAGTTGTGACCACTAAGTAGGTGTCCATGGTCACGCCACGCACAGCCCCGCCTGACATTATGATGTCCCCACCAACAAACAGGTTTTTGCCAATGGTAATATCTCCACCACTGGCTATCAACTGTCCATTGCCTACCGAAATACCATCGGCATCAAACCTAGCTAGATTACCGGCCATGTGTGATTAGGCCTGTGCTTCGGACCAGCTCAAACGTGCTTGAATATTTCTAGCATTACCGTCAATGTTTTGAGCAGTAACCACCAGCACGTCAGGGCCGTCAGGGTAAATGTTTTTAAACGGTGTACTAGCAGTGGCATTTAGCACATTGTCTGTGCCGCCCCCCAGTATACTGTTACCTAGATCTCGCACTAGTTCCAAGCTCTGGCTGGTAATGATTGGTGGTTGTCCAGCTGCGAAATTATTGTTGTTGGGCGTAGTAAAGAATCGGAAAATTTGTTCACCACCAACAATAGTAACACCAGCTGGCAGCGTCGCGTACTGTGCTAGGCTTGAACCGCCCACGTTAACCCATGTACCAGCACTGCTGATATGACTGGGATTGAGAATTAGGGTAATTAGAAACAAGCCCGGTGTCGCAATATCCATCTGTCTCATTGTTAACTGCATGCGATTGACAATTTCTTTATTGCCCAGTGTGCTAATAACACCCGAATCCACTGAAGGCCCTAGTCTAATGGCCATAAGTGCGTTGGTAGCACCGTTGGCAATACTAATAGCTGACGGCATACCGTATCCGAACACGTATGATTTGTCATCGTCAAAGCGTCCGTCCATGATAATTGACGTTCCCCAATGGCTAACTGTGGGACTGAAAAATGGTGAGTGCAGTTGAACAGACAAGGGTGCTGTGGCACTGTAGGTATGAGCTACTGCACTACTGCCCATTGGAGCTAGCACACCAGTAGCACTACCAGTAACAGTAGCGGCTTGGCTCAACACCAGTGTGTTGGTAGCACCAGTACTGAATGACACTACATAAGTACCATTGGGAATACCAGTACAAATAAACATTTGCCCAGCCTGAATACCAGTGATAGACGAAGCGGTAGTCACTACTGGACTGCCTACTGTGGTAGAACAACTAGCAATGCTGGAGTTACCACCTTGCCCGCGTGTTAGTCCAGTAAATGAGGTTGACGTTTTTGCGCTGTAATTGATGTGCTCGTTTTCCAATAGCAGTACACCGGCGCTGGGAAAAGTTGAAGTGTCGCCTACGTAAATTACTGTATCGCTATTACTACAAGTGGCCGTAAGGAAAGTATAGACTGGGTAGGAGTGGACTTCATAGCGTGCTGGCAAGTTACCGCTTCGCATGAAAGCTTCAGTATTAACGTTGTTGTTGACAATCCTATGCACATACATGATTTCGCCAAAACTGTTTTTAAACCCAAATCGTATAGCACCTGCACCATACCAACTGTAGTCCATGTACAACATCTGCGCTTTGGACAGATCCAAATTGTATCCACTGGTCCCGGTGCCATCGCAGCGATCAATATTCCACTGACTTTGCGGAACTCGTAGTTCTAGTGTTTTTGTTACAATAGCAGTGTTGGATCCACTGAGTGTAGCACCACGGTATTCGGGGTAAATGGTCATTGAAGTGTCTGACGCAATAGCAGTAATTCGATAACTCATGCCTCGAATTACGATAAAGTCGCCAGGCAATAGCTGTCTGCTGAATCTAGTGGACACGCCGTTAACTGTGGCGCCAGTTACTGTGGTGCTACCATTGGTAACGTTGACAAAGCCTGATATTTGATAAGTACTGCTTCTACGAACCGCATACATGACTTGGCCATCATATTCAAAATAGAATCCATTTTGTAAGTCAAACATGCCTGTACGCACACCTGCTCCGTACCAATTGGTTACGCTTACTATAGGCAGTCCTGATGCTGAAGTTGCTGACGGAGCACTGACTGCCAAATATTGGAAAGTGTTGGCATTTATTACTCGATACACGCTGAAGGTGCCGTTGTACGCACTTTCATTACAGCCTGAAACCACCACAGTGGTATCAATGCTGACGTTGTGAATCTGCTTGGTAATTATGGTAACAATGTTGCTGGAAGCAGTAATTGAGTCAATGTTGAGGTTGGGACGGAAAATCACGTTGGTACTCATTTGAATACCCTTGCCCGACTGATATCTAAAGTATCTACGTGTCTGACGAACAATTTGTTGACCGTGACTAAAATTGTTAGGACTAAAACTACACCCACCATCAAATGCTCGGTGTATTACACTGCCTTCAGGTCTTGGAAACAGTACACCTGACCCAGTTGTAGAGGGTGCGCCCGATACCGCTAACGCTGTGTAGTAAATGAATTGAGTGGGAGTGGTCACACTGGCCACTATCCAAGATCCGTTGGCATTGGTTTGGTTTGTGCCTATGATGTAAATAGCGTTACCAAATTGCAGCCCGTGTGCGTTTGTAGTGTTGACTGTTATAGCTAAACCCGACGTCCAAGCAAAACTGCTAACTGCAATACCGGCATTGGTATAAAACTGCCCAGTACTGACCTGAGTCAGTGCCGAGTTCAAAATACTGCCGGTTACACCACCGAAAGCAGCTCGGCACGTGTAAGTAAACGCTGTGCCGGTTGTTTCAGCCAAGTAATCACCATTGGCACCAGAAAATGTTGAATCCTGGACAAAGATTGGTGTACCGGCTGTGACCGAAGTACTAGCAGTGACGTTGATGACTCTAGATCCATTGGTAGCAGACAAAGCTGATATTGTGAGTGGTGCTTGTGCAACAGAGAAAAATCCCGGGCGATTATTGATCATTTCGAGATTTTCCCACTTGGTAGGTTGCAGGCCATACTCAAAGTCAGTGTCAATTAGCGACTGTGGTGTGCTGATACGCATTTTGCCCACAGGATCCATAAAGGTTTCACTGGGGGTGATGTAGGTAACTGGTTCGTCAATGGTGATTTGCAGCCGGTCCGTTGCACTCATTGCGGTAGTGCTAGTGGCCACAATCAGCGTGGTAGTATTGGTAGACGAATTGTAGGAGAACCCGTTAATGGCTGCTAGACCCAGTGTGCTGTCACTGAAGTTGTAGATTACAGTGTTGGTAGTGACATTGGTAATGAGTACCAGTCGCTCGCGTGGAACGTATCGCGGGATGGTGATGGTTTTGTTACTGGGAGAGAAAGTGTAGCTAGCATCTATCAAAACACGAGTCGACATAGTATTTTCCTAATTTTAACTATTTAACATGATACTCAGTGGAGAGAATATATTTGCAGTAGAAGTTGAGTTGTACACACTGGTTTGTGAATTTATTCTACCAAAAAAAGTTACTCCAGCACTGGGCGGATTTAAAAATACCAATTTGCCATTGGTTATGGTATAGCCTTGACGAGTAGTGTACACAGTGCCACGAAACACATTGTCCACTACTGCAACATAAGGTCGAAGTAGCTGAGATCCTATGTATATGTCCAACTGATAGGGATCGGTAACAGTATAATCATCCCCGCCAACACGTACGGGAAAAACAGCCGCCTTACCGTCAAATTGATTGGCAATGTTGTCTATTAAATAATTGGAACTAAGGGCACTGGCGGTGACGCGACTTCGACTCATTGGAAATTCCTGTATAGACTTATTTATACAATTCGGGACTAGCCTGTGGAAGTGTCCGTAATTACCACTGTGGCGCTGACGGTTGGAGCAATGCCTACCAGTGTCATGGTCAACAGCTCAGGACCCTCAGTCTGTGCATCGGCTTGTGCTGCAAATGTAATCACCGACTGATTATTGTAGATCAAAAACGTGCCACT